AGAGGGCGGCAACTGGAGCGACGACATGCAGGAGGCCGCCAACGCCCTCTGCTTTGCCTACGGCGTGCACCCCAACCTGGTGGGAGCCACGCCCGGCAAGAGCCAGATGAACAACTCAGGCTCCGACAAGCGTGAGCTCTTCACCTTGAAGCAGGCACTCGAAAAACCCTACCACGACGTGATGACCAAGCCCTACCATGTCATCCTGCATTATAACGGCTGGTCAGAACGGTGCACTGTCGATGTGCCAATGCTCATGCTCACCACCCTCGACGAAAACAAGGATGCCAAGAAAGTCAGTGGAAACTCAAACTCAAACGACAATGGAGATAACAATAACCAAGAGTGATTTTGAACAGGCGCTGCCCGTTGGCGCGGCTGCCAACGACAGCGTGTATGAGAGCGTGAAGCCCGCCATCGGACGGCAACTGGCTTTCAGCAACGACGCTCTTCTCGGCGTGGCCGGTATGACCTATATAGAGGAGAGAGGCGAGGACTCCACGCTCATGAAGTGGTATAAGCAGCTCGTCTGCCTGTCTGCCTTTCTGAGTGTGCTGCGCCAGCTCGACCTCGTGCTCACCCCCACCGGCTTCGGCGTGGTGAGCAACGACAACCTCGCTCCGGCAAGTAAGCAGCGCGTCGATGCCCTGGAGGGACAGCTGCGCACCCAGTACTGGAAGACGCTGGCCATGACACTCAACGGGCTGCGGAGCGAGAACTGGGGAGCCACGGAGCAGGCCAGCCACTTCATCAACCACCTCTATGATGAATACACCTACTTCTTCGAGACCCACCGCAACGGCACCTATATCGACTGGAACAGCTACCAGACTACCGTCGAGGAAGCCGAGGAGATGCTGCGCACGAAGATGGGCGACCGTCAGATGGACGACATCCTCGATGCCTTCCGCCGCGCCGACCCAAACAGACTGGAGCCCTACCGCGAGGTCATCGCCTGCATCATCCGGTTTACCGACACTTGGGCAGTGAAAGGCGCGGCCACACTCAAACAGCCCGTCTATCGCCGCCTGATGCGCATCATCGACAGCGAGGACAACAAAGAACAATTCAAACTCTACCGCGAGAGCATTGCCTATAAAGCCAACCATCATGAAACGTTCAAGAATACTAAGGACAGCGCAGGCTACGTCTTCAACGGATGAGAAGAGCCGCACGGTGAACATCAGCTTCACCGCTCCCACATCGTGGCGGGAGCTGAGCCAGGAGCAGCTGCTGACCGTCTTCGACCTCATGGCCATCGAGCAGGAGCCGACGGCGGTGAAGACCTATATGCTCATCTACTTCTGCGGTCTTCACGTCATCAAGCACACCCGCTTCGGCTGGAAGTTCTGGACGATGGTGGACGGCAGGAAGCGCGTCATCTATCTCACCACGTCAGAGATACAGGGGTTCACCCGTCAATTTGACTTCATCGACCAAGTGGAGGACATGGACTGTAGGTTGGATGCAGTCTGTGGCCTCCACGCGGCCGACCCCCTGCTACAGCAAGGCGTGACCTTCAACGAATACCTGCACGCAGAGAAATACTATCAGCTGTTTGTCGATACCAAGGACATGGAATATATCGACAACCTTGCACAGTGGCTCTACCACGACAGCCACGGTCGTGCGGCAGGTTACGGTGATGCCGTCGACGATCATGGCAAGGTTGTGGAGGACGTTACGCTCACCCCCGGCGAGCGTGTCGGCACCCTGCTGTGGTTCGTACACGTGAAGCGGGTCATGGCCTGGGCCTTTCCCCACTTCTTCAAGAGAACCGTGGTGGAGGACGGGCAGCCGGAGCATGTAGATTTCATGGAACTCTACAACATCCAACTGCGCGCCCTGACAGGCGGCGACGTTACCAAGGAGAGCACCGTACTCAGCCTCGAATGCTGGCGCGCCCTCACCGAACTCGATGCCAAGGCCCGGGAAGCAGAGGAACTGCAGAAAATGCGTAGTAAGAATTAATTGCAGTTTTTATTGCAGATACTGCAATGAAAATTTGTATAATCCAAAAAATCTTGTTATATTTGCCGTAGAAATAAAGAGATACGCTATGATTATTGAAATATTCATCATATACGTCCTGGTTGTTTTGACGACCGTTGTCTTCAAGGCAATTGACAAGATTGGGCAGAGCCTTCCAAATGGCACCAGTTTTGAAGATGTCAAGGAGCAGTATAGGAAAAATAGGGAAGAGATTAAGGAACTCAAGGAAAAAATAAAAGCCGCAGATCTTAATTCTATTTCCCATCAAAAAGGCAAATAGCGTATTTTCCCAATAAGATTTTAAATGCTACTTTTGGAGTGAAATCTAAAAGTAGCATTTTTTATGGCAGACAAAACATCAACTTTTACTACCAGAATCTTCCTCAACGACCAACAGGCAAAAAGTAAGTTGGAAAGTTTGGAGAAGGATATAAAGAGACTGCGGAATGAACAGGAAGCGGCAGCCAAGGCTGGCGACTGGACAAAGTTTGATCAGGTTAAGAAAGACTTGAAACAAGCCAATAAAGAGATGGATGTCATGAAGATATCCGCTCAAAAGGTGTCTCATGTTCTCGACAACCTGAAGACATCATCTATAAAGGAAATCCGTCAGACGATGGGAGCTATCAACAGGGAGTTGAAAAGCGGTGCAGTGGCCAGAAATTCGCAGGAATGGAAATTTTTGAACGAACAGCTCAAGCGGTGCAAACAAGAACTCCAAAATGTCAATCAGGAGTCAAAGACTTCCAAAAGCTTGTGGTCACGATTTTTTTCTTTCCTCAATACAAACTGGGGGGCTTTTATACAGATACTTGGTGCAATAACCGGATTATCGGTAACTATCCGAAAATGCGTCAAAGACTTTGCTGATATGGACCAGGCAATGGTCAACGTCCAGAAATATACAGGCCAAACCAAAGAGCAGGTCGAGGAGATGAACGAGGATTTCAAAAAGATGAATACTCGAACATCCCGCGATCAACTCAATGAGTTGGCTGGTGCCGCCGGTCGACTTGGAATCACAGCCAAGAAGAATATCGAGGAATTTGTTGATGCCGCGGACAAAATCAATGTCTCACTTGGTGACGACCTTGGCGAGGGAGCCGTGGATAAGATAGGCAAGCTTGCTCAGGTCTTTGGCGAGGACAAAACAAAAGGTCTCCGTGGTGCCATGTTGGCTACAGGTTCTGCTGTCAACGAACTTGCGCAATCGTCTTCTGCCAATGCTGGATATATCGTAGACTTTACCGCCGACCTTGCCGGAGTGGGCAGACAGGCAGGTATGTCTCAGCAGGAGATTATGGGCTTAGCCTCGGCTCTTGACCAGAACATGCAGGAAGAGAAGACCGCTGCCACGGTATTCTCACAGCTCATCACTAAGATGTATCAGGACCCGGCTAAGTTCGCAGCTATTGCCGGCATCAAGGTGAAGGAGTTTTCTAAACTTCTGAAAGAGGATGCCAACAAAGCACTGTTGGAATTCATGCAGAGTATGCAAAACAAGGGCGGGTTCGCTGAGCTCGCTCCAATGTTTGAGAGCATGAATCTTGATGGTACACGCGCTGTCGGAGTCTTATCCGCCGTCGCCACCCATCTGGACCAAGTTAGAAAAGCACAGGATGTCGCCAACACTGCTTATGCAAGCGGCACAAGCGTACTGCAGGAGTTCAATACACAGAACTCTTCCGTTCAGGCGAAAATGGACATGGCAAAGAAACAGTTCAAAGAAGTCAGCATCGCCTTGGGTAAGGAGCTGCTGCCTGTTGTCCAATATACCATTTCTGCAAGCGGCTTGATAGTGAAGGGTTTGTATACAATTATCAGCTATACCAAGCAGCATATCGGCACACTTATAACGTTGGCCAGCACAATAGCCATCGTTACTGCAGTGTATAGTGCCGCTTATATCAAGGAAAAAGCGCACGCTGCGTTGATGGTTATTGTCAACGGGCTTCATAAAGCCGAGACCTTTTTGTTGAAGGCAAAAGTGACGGCAATCACAGCAGCTAAATTGGCCTATTATCTTCTTACTGGCCAGATAAAGAAGGCTAAGGAAGCAATGTTGGCAATGCGAGCTGCTTCTATAACTAATCCTTATGCAGCACTCACGGCGGTAGTCTTAGCCTTAGGGGTTGCCATCTACAAGATAATATCGGCCATCAAAGCTCATAACAAGGCCATGCATGACAATTTGTTATCTGTTCGCCAAGCTCGTGCCGCTGCACAGGACTTAAACGAAGCCATCAAGGAGAGGAACCAGTCAACTGCTGAAGAAAGAACGCGATTGGAAAGATTGACAAACATCATTAACTCCAACGTCTACTCATACAATGAGAAGAAAAATGCCATGATAGCCTTGGAGAAGATTGTCCCAGGGTATCACCGCAACTTGCGCAATGAGGCTTCGCTAACTGCTTCCAACAATCGGGCTCTCAAAGAATATGTAGAGCGGTTGAATGACGCAGCCATGGCACAAGCCCTATATAACCGAATGGTGGCTCTTCAGGGGAAACAATTCGACCTGCAAGAGGAAATCAAACGGCATGAAAACTCGAGGAAAGCGGTGCAGGCTGAAATCAATCGCCATCCGGACAAATATAATGCTACGACCAATCAAGTCTATACAACAGGTTACGGATCTGCGATGATTGGACCGTCCATTCCAACCGAAGAAAACTATCAAAAGCATAAAGAGCTTCAGCAATGGGTAGATTTGACTAAGAAGGCCAGCGACAACCTGAAAGTTGTACAATACCAAATCAAGTCTATCAATGATTATATGAAGGCGAACAAAGGTGTCAGCAACGCATATAACAAGTTGGTGGAGAATGGTACTGGTAGCGGCGGTTCTGCTCCCGAATGGTCTCCATCAACTTCGAGCTCTAACAAACCGTATGTTGACCCTAAAAAGGCAGCTAAAGCAGCTAAAGCAGCAGAAACCGCCAGGAAAAAAGCTGAAGCAGCTGCCAAGAAGCATGAAAATGAAATGAAGGCGGCAACACGCAAGGCTTATCAAGAGGAGATTAAAGCGGCCAAAGGTAAGACCGATGAAGAGCAAGCTCAGAACATAATGGCCTACTCGCAGGGTAAAAAGAAATACTCTGAATATCTCAACGACCAGCATGACATTGCCATCAAGGGGTATAAATCTTTGGAGGCCATCTACAAGAAATACGGAACCGACTATGGTCAGTGGCAAGATGAGATTGCTAAGGAAGAACAGAAAAAACAAGAAGACCATCAAAAGGCCTTGCTTTCTGATGTAGAACTGAATCGTCAACGGGAAGCGTTCGCTGCCAACGAGGATTACAATAAAACTGACTCGGAAATCTATCATAATGAAGAGGCCTTGAACGAAAGACTTTTCGAGATTGACATGGCAGCACTTGCGGACAGAACAGCCGTATTGCAGGAAGGCTCGCAGGAATGGCTTGACGCAAAGGCAGAAATGACCCAGAAAGAAGAGGAACACGAACTTTACTTGCAGCAACACTACGCCGAACTGCTATCGCAATACCGCGAACAGTGGGGAAACAAGGATGTCAAGGACCAGGAGCTGATCACACTCAACGGACTGGACGCACTGCATGAAAAAGGGATCATCAAAGAACAGGAGTATCAGGAGATGCTCCACAATATCAAGCAGCACTACGCTTTGGAAGAGAGTCAGGCTAACCTGAACAATTCCAAGGGTGAGCAGTTCAAGCGCAACGCCGACACGGCCTACAAAACGGCCTCGAACAACGCCAAGGCAGACTATGAGAACGACCATCCTACGGGTACCGGAGTGGGCGACTATTATACATCAGACGTGACAATCTATGCCTCGACGCTGGCCAACATCAAGAAGATGGAACAACAGGGCGTTGTGTCCCATCAAGAGGCTATGGCCGCCATGTCGCAGGCTACCGCTGATATGTGCAATGGCCTATCCGCGAAGATGCAGGCTGCCTACGATGCCATCTCACCAATTATGTCGGCCATGTCGTCGTACTACTCAGCACAGTCAGACTACGAGGTAACGGTCACGGAGAAGAAGTATGACAAGATGATAGAAAAGGCCGGAAACAACTCGGCAAAGAGCAAGAAACTCGAAGAGAAAAAGCAGAAGGAAATAGCGAAAATCAAAACCAAGTACAACCGTAAGCAGGTAAAAATTCAAATTGCGCAAGCAATTGCTCAAACAGCCGTAGCTGCTTTAAATGCTTATGCTTCGGCAGCAGCTATACCTGTAGTTGGTCATGTCCTTGCTCCCATAGCAGCAGGAATAGCAACAGCTGCAGGAATGATACAGGTTGCTACAGTTAAAAAACAAGCGCAGGCGCAGGAAGCCGGCTACTACGAGGGTGGCTTCACGGGTGGCAACCGCTACCGCCGCGAGGCTGGAGTGGTACACGAGGGTGAGTTTGTGGCCAACCACAATGCCGTCAACAACCCTCAGCTGCTGCCTGCCCTCCGTCTTATCGACGTGGCTCAGCGAAACAACACTGTCGGACGGCTCACCGCCACTGACGT